AGCCTCGCGCTCGCGGCCCTGCAGGATGAGCAGCTGGATATCGCGCTGGCGCTCCGACTGCTCGACCATATCGCGGAACGGCTTCTGGATGCCCTGCGACACGGCGGCAAGCGCGGCCTGGGCACTGGTGATCGACCCTTGCAACTGATCGATCTGCTCTTTGCCCAGGCCTTTCGCCTCAAGCTTGTCCTGCGCCTCGCGGATGATGGCATTAAGCTTGCGCGTCGCGTCGTTCGCCTGCTGAATTCGCGACGGCTGCTCGGTCCACTGATCGTTGATCCTGGCGATCGCGTCGGCCGTACGCTCGGCATAGCTCTCCGCCTGCTCGTTGAGCCTGACAACCGCGCGGGCAGCCGCTTCCGATTTACGGGTGTTCGATTTGTCAGGCTTGTCGTTGAGAGCCGCCTTCTGCCTCTCGAGCGCCGCAAACTGCCGCTGAAATTCCTCAGCCGAGATGTTTCGCCCGTCACCCGAGAATGGATCAATTGCGCCGCTCAGCCGACGCTGGCTGTCTAATCGCTGTCGCGTGAGCCTGTCTTGTTCGCGCTCGATCTGTGCACGACGGCCTGCAATCGGATCAGCTGCCTCGATCGCGGTGCGCCGTTCCAGCGCTACCCGGGCCTGTTGCTCGCTCTCTTGAAGGCCGGACCGGTTCGCGAGCAACTCCTGTCGCTCGCGACGGAGGCGGCGTAGCTCCGCGTCTGTCCGGTTGTCCGGGCCAAACAGCAGAGATGCCACGGGGCCTCTGCGGTCGCGTTGCAGCTGCGCCGCGCGGCGTTCGTTTGCGGCTAGCTGCTGGTCAATGTTGCCGATCGAGACCTGAGCATATTGCAGGGTGCTGTCGATCATCAGCGACTGGGTGTTGATCAGCGAACGGGTCGAGCCATTGAGCTGCTCGATCGCCGCCCGGTAGTTGTCCACCGCGCCGGTGCGCGCAACCAGCGTATCGGTAAAGTCGATCGTTGCGGCCTTGGCCGTGTCGGACGCATCGCCGGCTTCGAGCAGCTTGGTACCGAGGATGGCAATGACTGGCAGGGCAATGCCGAGCGCGATGCCCCAAGGCCCGCCCATGAAATTGGCCAGTGCGCCGAGCTTGCCCTTGGCCTGGTCGCCGGCACCGGCCATCAATTGCAGCGCGCCGACAGCCTGCTGGCTTTGCACCGCGAACGCGACCAGTGCGTTCTGCCCCATGGCGACCTGGGTGGTGAAATCGCCTGCCTGAAAGCCAAGCTGCTGCATGCCGATGCGGACATTCTGCAGCCCGTTTGCGTGCTGACCAGCGGCAATTGTCGCCCGCTGCAGCTCGGCGGTTGCGCCGGCATTGACCTTGGCCAGCTCTGCAGCCGAAAGCGCACCGCCCTGGGCAAGGCGGATCGCCTCTGCGACCGTCTCATTGTGACGGAGCTGCGCGGCGATCAGCGGATCGAACTGGCTGAGCAGCCGGTTGCGGGCAGTCTGCAGTTCGGTCGAAGCGCCTGTCAGCTGTCCGGTTGCGGCGACGGCCGTACCGCTGATCTTGGCGATTTCGGCTTCAAGGCGTGCGATCTCGGCCTGAGCCTGTTCGCTCTCGGCCGAGATCAGCAATCCTGCCTTCATCACGGTCATGCCGTCATCCCTTGATGCCATTCAGAGCATCGCGGCCAGCGCGCTCCATCACCTTCAATTCTGCCCAGAGCGTGGGTGTCACCCCGATGCCCGCAGCTGCGAGACCAGCTGTCGCGGCTGCATAGTCGAGGCCAATCCAGTACATGCCGCCCATGCCTGTCGGCACCGCGCGCCATTGTGTGTCGACCGCGAGGAAGGCCAGCAGCGCAGGCCAGTTTTCCGGCCAGACGCCGAACCTGTCGTTCGCCTCGGCCGTGGCGATCTCGTCCGCGAGCTCGTGCAGGCCTTCACGTCGAAGATCCTCGGCGGCCTCCGAAAAATCATCCTGCCGCCCGCAAGCCCAATAGCGGGCGGCAGCCTTCAGTTTCCCTCGCGCTCACCATTGATCGCCGCAAAATAGGCCGCGAGCAGGGGCGATCGCGTGTAGGGCTTGGCGAGCAGCTGATCGCGGACCTGGTCGTTCCACTCGACGGGATTTTTCTTGGAATCGACGAGATCATCGCAGCGCACGAGCACGTGCTTGATCATGTCGAGCACACCGCTGGACGTGGTGAGGTCGAAGCGCGCCGACTCATCGACAGGTACGACGCGGAACCGGGCCGTGAAATCCTGCTCCTCGTGCCCGCCATTGACGGGCACCATGATCTTGACCTTGCGGTTGAACTCAGGGTTTTGATCGATAACAAACATGGCAAATTGACCTTTCGGGGCAGGTTCAAGGGATCAGGTAAGGGTGATTTTCCACTGGTCGTTGCCGGCGGAAGGGGTCGGAGTGAATTCCAGCGGCCACTCCAGAATTTCCTGCTCGTTGGCATAGCCAGAGAGTCGCGCCTGGGTGGCATAACCCGCTTCGATCTTGACCTTGCGACCGACCACGGTGCCGTGCTCGATGACCACGGCGCTCGGCTCCTGCGATTCCGCCTTGGCGAAGGGGTCGTAGGTAGTGAGCGGGACGGCCTCGACCTGAGCACGAAGCCGTTCCGCCCGGTTGACGATGATGATCTGCTCCTGGCCGATCAGCATGCGCGGCTGGACGTCGTTGCCGAGATCGAGCTCGTAATTGCGCAGCACGAACGACGCGCCGCCGATCGTGAACACGGGCGTGTTGGTCTTGCTGGCCACTTGGGGCAGCTTGAAGCCGGTCAGGGTCGGAGAGACACGCGCGGCCTCGGTGGGCTTCAGGTAAAGGCCGGTGAGCGTGAAGCGCGCGGTCGGAATGCCGGTCGCTGACAGCGAGAGCACAGCCGTGCCACGAACGCCGGTGATGACCTGGCGCGTGCCGCCTAACCAGAAATAGAGTGCGCAGCTTTCATGCGCGTCGCTGATCGGCGAATACTCGACACTGGTGTTGGCGGTGATGACCTCGGCGGCAGCACAAGCCCGCATCAGCGGAGCCCAGGCGGGCGCGGTACCCGCCGTGCCGCTGCCGACCAGCTCGACTGAGCCGGTAAGCATAACATAAAGGCCGCTCGGAAAGCGCTCGCTCTGCCCCAGCCAGGGCCGCTCGACATTGCGCTCGACGTCCTGGCCTTCCATCGGCCGCATCTCGACATTGGTCATCAGCATGCCATTGAGGCCTGCAGGTACCGGGTCGGTGCCGTAGGTGTTTTCCATCTTGGCCAGGATGATTTTGCTGCGCCATTTGATCGGGTCCATTGATCAATCCTCCGTCTGTTCGGCCTGCTCGGCCGGGACCAGGCTGCCGTCAGGCAGGCGAATGTAGCTCCCGCCGCTTTGCGGCCATGCGGGAGCTGCGGCGGCCGGCTCGGAAGAGTCCGGTGCGGGCGGCGGAGACTGATCCACGGTCGTCTGCGAGCCGGTATCTCCCTCGGCCTGGCTGGCCGACGGTGAGGTTGATTTGCGGGTCATGATGTGATCCTCAGCTGGTCGTTGATCGAGAAATCGAGCACGTAGGTGAGCGTGCCGTTGGTCAGGCTGGTCAGTTCCCCGCCGGTGAGCGTGAACAAGCCGATCGTCTCTTCGTCGGGCGTCCATCCGCAGATCGCCAGGACACAGGCGTCGATGACCGGCTGGATGCGATCGAGCGCGGTGGCACCCTTGGCATCTCCGGCGACGCGCATCACCAGCATGACGCTGACGGTCCGGCTGATGGCCTGGCGGAACATGCCAGCGGCCGCCGTGGACGCGCCACCCCGCAACGCCCCGGGCAGCACGAACGCCGTGAACCCTGCCTGCGGCAACTGGCCCTTTTCCATCAGCTGCGCGAGCCTGGCAGCCTCGCGGATGCGGCCAGCAAGATCGGGCACGGTTTGCTCGAGGCGAGCGATGACCTGATCGATCATATGAACCCGCGCAGATTGTCGGCCGTCATCGGGCGATCGCGATCGGTGACCGTCACGCCGCCTGCGCCGCTGTCTTCCGGCTCGCCGCCGAGCGGCAGCGGCAGCCGCTGTGTGCCGTTGGCAATATCGCGCAGGCTGGCGATCGCCTGCTTGTAGTCGGCCTCGATCTTGGCGTCGGGCGCATAGCGATGCAGCCGCCAGATGGCGATCTCTTCAGCCAGCGCCGTGACGCGCGGAGGCGTTTCGACAAGCGGAAGCTGGTAGCGACCGGCGAGATAGCCGTCGATCATTGCGTCGGCCTGGACGAGCGCGGCGCTGACAGTCGCCTCGTCGATCTCACCGGTGGGCGGATCGGCCCGATCGGTGAGATCGACGAGCATGTCTGCGCCATAGCGCGCGACCAGGCTGGCGAGCGTGGCGTAGGTCATGACGAATGCTTCAGGAGCGCCTGACGGACGGCCGTCTGCAGTGCCTCGAAGCCCTGCGCGAAATGACGGGCGGCTTCGTCCAGGAGCACCTCATCGAAGCGCGTCGGCTTTTGGGTATTGCGCATCGCGACGATGTCACGGCGGAGCTGTGCGGCGACATTCTCGAAATGGCTGGCCGTTTCGGCGGGCAACTGTGAGTCAGGCCGGAACATCGGGGGCACTCGCACGCGTGCAGACCAGCGCGGGATCGCCCTCGATGGCGATGATCTGCTCTTCCGTCAGTTCTTCGATCGGCACGAAGGCGGCAACCGGCCCGAAATGACGGCCTGCGCGCCAGCGTCCTGTCTTGGGGCCAACGACCTTCAGATGGTCGCCTTCGACGGTCACAAGATCGTGCGGTTCAGGGAACACCACATTTTGCTTCGCACCATCGATCGCAGAGAGAAGGTTTGCTTTAGCTCCGCCATCGCCGCCTTGGCTTGCCTCGGGTGGTGCCGCAGCGGCCCCGACCGCTGCGGCACTGCTGCCATCATCAGCGGCTTCCCCAGGCGCTGATGCGGTGCCGGACGGCGCTGGGCTCGCTGCAGGCTGGAGCGACCCTCCTGCTGCGTTGCCGTCCGGCGCGCTCTTTTGGGTGGCTTTCCTTTTGGTCATTGGGGTGTCCTTCTATTCGGGGTCAGCTAGTGGGGATCAGGCCAGCCAAGGCACGTTGAGCAGCTCGGCGGTGCCAGCCCATTCGTTGGTTTCGCCGCCGGTGGTCAGCGCATTGTTGACGATCTTGAGGCCGGCGCGTTCAAGGGCGGGCGGCACGACCAGAAGGTTGGGCTGGATGCCAAGCGGGCGACCGTAATCACCCTTCATCCCCGAAAGCGCGGCGCGGGCAGCGGCATAGTTGTCCGCCGTCAGCGGCTGCTTGCTGCCCCAGGCGAACTGCCAGAAGCCGAAGCCGACATTGGCGCGCGCGTCCGCACCGTAAACGAATTCGTTGTTGTCGAAGACGTTGTCGTCGGTGTCCTTGTCCTTCGCGGTGAACTTGAAGTCCTTGCGCTTCTGCAGGATGATGGGCTTGAGCGCGCGGTTGGTGTCGATGAGGAACCATGCAGGGCCAGTGCCGCCATCGGTGTTCGCAACAGTCGTGACGTTGCCGGCTTCATCGAGAACCGGGTGATCGGTGTCGAAATAGCGCTGGCCGTCATAGCAGTCGGTGTCGAAGCCCTGCTTCAGCAGAGCAAAGCACAGGATGTCCCACCAGCTGCCCGTCGAGCGGCCCATCTCTTCGAACATCGGGGCATAGACGCCGATATTGTCGGTCTCGATATCATCGCGATCGACAGGGATGGTGAGCTCCCACTTCTTTTCGCGGATCGTGTAGCTGTGCTGCGCAAGGTTCTGCAGCGAGCGAGGGCCGATCCATTCGCGAACGTTCGGCATCTTGCCGAGCCAGCCGTAGGTCTGTTCCTTCGTGGAGCTCGGGACGATAGTGGCGATCCGCGAGTATTGCGACGGGGCCTGGGTGTTGCCCAGAGCATAGGCCGCGCTGAACCCGGTGCGGACGGCGGCAAGATTTGCGGCGTTGATAATCATGTCAGATTGATCCTTCAGGTCTCGACCCAGACGCCCTGGGCGTCCACGTCACGGATGATTCCAGCGGCCGATCGGGTGCCGGTGCCAGTGGTCTTCGCCACGGTCTGATCGTCGACGACGTAAGCCGTCTTGCCGATGTCGGCCCTGGTGATGGCGTCGCCGGCAGCGCTGTTGTTCCAGCGGAACCGGCCGCGACGGACGCGAACCGATTTCGCGCCGTTGGCGCCCGCGTTAACCACGTTTTCCTCGGCGCGGCCGATCGCGGTGAGTGTGGTGGCAGTCGAGCCGGGCACCGCCCAGCCGCTGGCGTCGAGGCAGACCAAGGCACCCGCGAAGATCGTGGTGTTGGTCTTGATCGGGTGACTTTCGACATCGCCGCGCTGTTCGGGCGTGTTGCGATCGGTGGTAAGCGCGACCATTAGAGTGCCTCCTCCTGGGCCGCGCCGGAAGCGGCGAGGCTCTTGCGATATTCTTCAGGGTCAAGACCCATCAGAGCGATGACCTGGTTGTCGGCTTCGCTGAGCTGGCCGGGCTTGGTGGGGTCGCTCGGCGCGACGGCAGAAGCGTGCGAGCCCTTGAGGACCGGCATGGCACCGATCAGCTTTTCAGCGCGTGCCGAGTCTTCCATGTGCATGGCGATGTACTCATCGCGCATGGGCTTCACGCCGACCCGGCCTTCGCGGATCGCGCCGTCGACGAATGCCTGGGCGTCCTTGCGGGCCTGCGCCTCGGTGAGCGAGTTCAGCTTGCCGGTGACGTCGGCCAGCTCGGCCTGGAGCGCGGTCACGATGG